AGAGAAGATACAACATTTCGCTCTCTTTAATGAATTTCTTTGTATTTATCTGATAGAACAGTAGTCCCAATTCCACATCTATTGCAATGAGACTCAACATCGTTACTAAGTTGATTCCAACGGATCTCACTTGATCCGTGATTGCATTGTGGACATAGAAAAGTCATTCCATCTCCTTTGTTTGCTACATTAAAAATGATCCAATAACAAGAGCAAAAGTTAACAGCATTCCGATAACCGAATACATTTCTTTTCTTGATACTTTGTCTTCTAGGATCTCTTCAATCTTTTGATCTAGTAGATCTAAACGATCCCATATCATAAGTAGTAATTCCTTTTGTGTGAAGTTTCCGTTAGGATTCTTAACTTGTTTTTTGGGCATTCATCTTTTTAGCGAATGTTTTTAACAACGCTAAAACTGACGCAAGACCACCAATGAATGCAGATTTCAATAAATCTTGATCTGATCCAGTTATGGCTTGTGCAGTGATCATGGCTAAAAATGTTTCCAAAAATGTGGCAATACATCTTTCGCCTAAGTCGTTCCAGTCTATATCTTTGAACATAAGTGTTCTCCTTTATTATTCTTAAATTTTTTAAGTATTATTTTCCGTCACAGTTGCAAGATCCACAGCAGTCCATTAGCCACCTATCCTCCATATTATTTCTGTTATCTCTCCAGAGATGCCACTAATGACAGTTAATACCTCTGCTAATCTTTCATTAGCATTTGTTACCTGTGCATTTAGTGTTGCGACTTCTTGTTGCAAATCATTAACTGTTTTGAATAACCAAGCGACTAGACCAGCAAGTCCGCCTTGAAGTACTTGATTAAGATTAACTGTTGCTTTCATAATTTGTTTTGATTCCTTTTGTAGTTTTTTCCCAGAAGAATCCTCTCCAAGTGATCCTATTGTTGTTATAGATCACGAGTTCTGGATGAAATGTATTTGTTTTGCGATCAACTACTAAAGTAACAAAGCCACCTTGCCAGTCTGGATTCTTTGAATAACCCAAGCCTTGAAGATCTGCCATTGTTCCAGTTTCGATCGCTGAATATAAATGTGGTTCTGATCCTTTCCACCTAGTGAAATGCGTTATCGCAAGTCGGTGCGTATGTCCCATAATGATCGATGAATCCATCTTTGATAGTGAAGCTAGAGCACTCATTCCTGCTTGTTGCCTAACTAAGTGACCATGAGATGCTAATAAACCATCCACGATCTGATATTGAGCATGAGGATACTCATCTGTCGGATCTGACGCATAAGTCCATCCAAGTTCGTTAAAACGCATCAAGTTGGCTAAATGAAGCACTGATCTCTCTTCTGATCCAACATCTGCTTGTTTGATTCCAAAAAGCTGGGGGAGTTTATCCAATAAAGCTTTCTGAAGTCTAAATTCGTGATTGCCCTCTATAAAGATCATTTCAGATCCTTTTTTAAGTCCAGCTGAGTCTCTTAGATCTCTTAGTGTCTTATATCCAGCTTCAATCCCTTGTTGTACTGTTGACTGGAAGTCTGGCTTTGGAGAGAACCTTGATAAGTTATCAAAGTCGATTAGATCTCCAATATAGATCATCCCATTCGGTTTTATGTCATGCAAGAAAGAATGGGAGAGTTCTGCGAGTATCTCATTTGCATAAGGCAACTGTGAGTCTCCTAGTACCACTAAAAGCTCTGTTTTAGTCTTGCGACTCTTGGATCGTGGTTGAGGACTGAAACCATCGATCTTATTCAGATCTTTTATAGTATTAACAAACTCTCCCAAAAATTGAGGTTTTTGTTTTAGTGTCGCTTTAGTCTGTTCAAATAATTGCACTCCATTAGTTGATGGAGCTTCCCACTGATTAACAGTTAAACTTGTGATTTCCCATTTATCTGGATCAAATCCTCTTTCCTTAAGCATTCTCCAGACTTCATTTATGTCTGATGATCCTACTGGTAGAGTTGCAGTTGCTTTGTCATCTTTTACTTTGACAGCAACTTTTTCTGATTTATCTACGCCCTTAACAACAGAGTTATCCTCTGCGTATTTTTTAAGCTTTTTCTTTGGCACGATTACTCAACCACATTCTGATTGTATTAACTTTGATCTTTACTTCGATAGGGGATTCTTCCACTAACCATCTTGATGCGACAGTTGGGGAGATCCCATTTCGTATTCCATCAACAGCTTCATCAACTAGATCCTTAATTTCTTCTTTCTCTAAGAAAGAGAATTTAGGATGATGATGTGCTGGATTTTCTTCAGCGTATTGTTTTAGCGTTTTAGCCATGTTGTCCTCTTCTCTGATCCGTTGCGATCCAAAGAAGATACCACTATATATTGTGTATTCTTCTATGGATCGTGGATCTACTTATAAGATCTTAGATCTGATCTTTTGATCGCATTTCCTACAATAAGGTTTTGCGACTGGTTTATTTTCTTTGTCTGGATCTTCTCCATAATCAAAATCGACTATATTGATCCAAACTTCATTTCCTTTTAATAACTCTTTTGCGATCTGAGGATAAACTCGAACATAATTCGTGTTGGAATTTCCACCCCATCCACCTTTAACTCTCTGATTATTCTCTTGAGAATCCGTCAAAATAACGCATCCAGAACTCGACTTTGAGGAATTGCCCTTATGTATCAAACAATACAAAAATGACATCTTTTCATAGCGATCATTGTCTTCTTCTACATTCTGGAGCTCTAACATTCCATGATGGAAGTTAGCTCTTGGATCTTTTCCAGAAGCGGAATAATAGTCAGTGTATCTTTTATTGAATCCACCAACTTTTCTAAACTTTAGTTGATAACGATTGCTCGGAATTCTTGAAACATGCATCTGCTTCACTTTTCTATAAGTATCTTCAACTGTATAGCTCAAGAATCTTCTAGATCCGTCTTCTAACTTATGAAACAATATTCCAGATGTTGAATCTGGTTCAGTTGAGATCCTAAGTAATTCGAGTTCCACTATTCTGGTTTCGGATTATCAGATCGGACTTTTTCATAGTCCACAACATAAGCATCCCATTTTGCAGATTCACCAAGAATCTCTTTTTCTGTGTATGCTTCGATAAATGCAATCTGCGATGGATAAGCTTGTGCTCTATCTTGAGCCCACTTATCATTCGCTTCAAACATTTTTTGGTTGGCGGAATCGATCACGGCTTGATCATATTCACTTTTGTTGAACTCTCGTCTTTCGTTATTGACTTGAGCCCACATTCCCTCGCCACCATTGTCAGTTTTCTTTGCATCGACTTCAGCTTGTGCCAATGCAGTTGCTTCTTCTAATGTCATATTTTTTCTCCTATATAATTAGATTTAATTAATTTGTATTTTTTAAATGTTATTTTTATTTGCTCTTATTTTTTAAGTCCATATAAAACAAATTCTGCACCTGTATTTATATTCACGCCACTTTCCATTGTGAACGATACTCCGTCCGAAGCGGAAGCAACTGTGTGAGTTAGTTGCCCAACAGCACCAATAAAATCAGGTGTTGCGTCTATCCATTCACTAGTTACTGTTAAAAAACTGTACTCACTTGCATTTGCAAAGTTAAATAAATATAAAATTCCACTAGCTTTTTCACCTGTTCCATTTCCTTGCGACCAAGCAAAAGTTGCTGAACTAGCATTTGTGCCAGTAGAATTACCAAATGCTGAAGTTGAATCAAAGGAATTGTAAGCGTGGTCATAATTTGCAGTTGTATCAGCAGAACCAGACTTGGTTATATGAAAAATCATATTTTTATTATCTGTTACTGGTTGAACATTTGAATATCTAACCATATACACATCATAGGTAGTATCAATACCTGTCAATACAGCAGAAGCTGTTGGACTAGAGAGAGTTATTTTCTGAATTTCTACTAAACTACCTGACATTATTTAACCCCAAATACTGATACATTAATTGGTGTAAAATTTTGATTTGCCCAAAACTTCATACTTACTGCACTTGTTGAAGATTTAGCCACAATAAGACCTTTATTCGCATAATAAGAGTTTCCTTGTGTTGAACAATAAGTATAAGTTGAACTAGAAAATGGATTATAAACTGTTATTACAGATGAGAAATCATAATCAGTTGCACTTGTATAAGTGAACTCAAAAGAGTTTCCCCCTGTTCCATATATATCATCAAAAGCTGCGTCAGGTTTCATTCTTAAAATTGCATAAACATAATTTCCTGTTGCTATATCACTTCCCCCACTATCTAAAAATTCAGCACTAAGACTGCTTGTACCTTGACTACCATTACCTGTTACATATACTTGGTAAACATCATAATCAGCAGAAAAAATATCTGTTATGGTAAATGAACTTACACTATCTGCACTTTCTCTTTTTATAAAATCTAAATTAGTAGCCATTATTTGTCCCTTATTCCATACAAAGTTGCAGTTCCAGTTAGAAAATTATCAGCGTCTGCATAAATGCTTATTGCATTATGTATTTCAGCAGTAGGCACAACAAATCCCCCAAAATATGTCCAATATGAAACACTATTAACACTATGGAATGATACAAAAGAATAGCTAGAACTATCTGTTAGGTTATAAAAATATACAACTGCTTGACTTGATGGATAGTCGCTATCAATAGCAAAAAAGCTATCCATTTTTGTTCCAGTAGTGCTATAAATATCCCCTGTTGTTCCACTTGTATTAACCCTATAAAATGCTCTTTTATAAGTAGAGCCACCACTAATCCAAGAGCTACCACCATCATTTGATAATCTACCATAAGCATATCTCGTAGTAGCTGTATCACATTGAAAGTTACTTAGTGTCATAAAGTGAACATTATAATCTCCAAGACTTGTGAAATTTAAAGCTGAAGTAGTACTAGCTGTTTGACTTTGTATAAATTCTAATGAGCCAACTGTTGAAAATTTTCCTGCTAAATCTAAATTATAAATATCATTAGGTGTAAAAATTCCTTTATTATTTCCCCAACTTTGAGTTGGTGCTTCAGGTATATATCCATATTCACTCATAATTACACCACCTTATACATTGTGAAAGTTCCACTTGCTATGTTTCCACTCGGATAAAAGTAATTAACACCATTGGTAGCTTGTGCAACTGTCAAAACACCACCACCATTTCTACCCCTAAAATCTTGGTTATACATTACAGAGGCTTCTTCAAAAGTAGCATAACTATATTCACTTGAGTCGTTAAAATTAAAAAGATATTGAATACTGTTATGAGTCTCACTTGTTCCTGTTCCGTTTTCTATAAAATAGAAACAGTTTTGATTAGTTTGTGCTGAATCATTA